CCAGTCCCGAGACCAGGCTGATTGTTGGATAGCGGGGTTCCCACTGTGGGGACGTAGGAGCTGACTTTGTTCTTGCGGTCCATCGCGTTGCCGGGCGTAGCCTGGTTGTCTTGAATGTTCATCCCGTTCTGGGAATCAGCCGCCTGGCCGTATCCGCCCTGCACGTCCATCCTGCCTTGGGGCGCAGCACGGGACATGGGCGCTGCCAGGTTGATAGCCGGGGCTGGTGCGTATTGGTTGGTGGCCATGTCAGTATCCTGCGACTTCGTCGAAAACCCCAAAGGCGGGGACGTTGGGCACGCGGTTGTTACGCACCCTGGTTTCGGACTCTTCCTGTGTCTTGGCGTAGCGGCGCATCATTATCGCGTACCTGGTTGCGGACATAACGTCGTCGGTCAGCTTGACGACCATGCCGTCCTTGCGGTGGTACAGGCGGAACTCCTCAAACCAGTCTTCCAGGTGAGAGAACACCCGCAGGCGCATGGTCTGCATGCGTGTCAGCATCTCGGACAGACCGGCCTCTACGCCGTTGCTGCCGTCTTCGAATGTGGCTTTGTCCTTGAGAAGGTTCAGCCCCTGATCGCGGTACTGCTTGGCCAGTTGTTCGCCCGATCCGCCCTTGTCGCGTTGCAGGCCATCATGCGGCCAGGCAATCGGCACCCAGTCGCCCCTGGCCCGGATCGCCATCGAATGGCCACCAATACCTGGTTCGCTTTTGCGGTAGGTGTCGGTGATGTAGATCGTGTCGCTGTCGCGGTCCCATGCCAGCCAGGCCGCAGCGGTTGGATGGTCCACGCCAAAGTCGATGCCGGTGATGCGCGGCCAGTGCGGGGGTATCGGAAAGGCACGCACCTTGATCGCGTCCTCGGCCACCGGGAACACCCGGCCACTGCCCAGGATGGGAATGCCCTTGGCGCGGGCCTCGCGCTCGTGCTCTGGGTAGCTGGCGATGATCGCATCGCGCTGCTCGTCTGAGTAGTGCTCTGCGTCGTGGATCGTCATGCTGGTCACGTTGGACCCGACAGGCTTGTCGATCAAGAAGCGCTTAACCACGTCGGACATACCCAGCAAAGGCGTGAAGGTGACGAACACCTGGCCACCGGTTGCCTGGGTACGGGTCAGGCCCTCAGAGTAGATCGACAGCGGCGGCTCCTCGTCAAACCAGACGAAGTCCACGGTGTCGGCTTGCCACTTCGAGCGGCCCTGGTCGTAGCTGTTGAACTGGATGACCGAGTCCTCGCCGCACTCATGGCGGACCACGATGCTGGAGACGGCATCAGGCACGCCTTGCTTCATGCTGGTGTCGCGGACACAGGCATGCGGGATCGCCCCGGTGCCCCACTCGTCCTTCATCTCAGGCGGGCCAAGCAGCAAACGCTGCACGCCCTTGCGTGTCAATTCGGCTGACTCGGAGCCGACCATGCTGCGCGTGGCATACGGGAATCGTTTGCCCTTCCACCAATCAGGGTAACGGCCAGTGGCGTGCATGGCGACCTCGAAGGCTCCGGCCCATGTCTTGCCAAGCTGGTTGCCTGCCATGAAGAGCCGTTCGCGGAATGACGAACCGGCTTCATGGAAGGCTTGCTGCTTGGCGTAGGGCAAGTAGGTGGCCAGGCGGTTGCGCTTGGCGCGGATGTCCTTCAATCGCATCAGCTCGTAGACCTGGAGCTTCTCGTCCAGGTTAAGCCTGGTCAGGTCCAGCTTGGACAGGTCGATGTCGCCGAGGTTCACTTGAGCGCCTTGGCAAATAGCATCTCAAGCCTGGAGTCGAGCTGCTCGTTCGTTAGCTCCAGGTGGCCGGAGAGTTTGACCTCCACGGCTTTGAGCTTGGGCTGCGTGTACTGAAGCATCTCATTGAGCATGCGCAGTTTGGTGTCTGGGTCCAGGGCATCGCGCATCATGGGCAGCTTGGTCTTCGGGTCGATCTTGGGCACGCCGTTGACATCGCAAATCGGTATCTGCTTCTTGAGGATGGAGATGATCTCCACCGCTGGGTCGTAGCCCTCATCGACCAGGGCCTCGGCCACGGCCTTGAGGTTGATCTTTAACTCGCCACCCTTCTTGGTGCTGCTGCTTCGGTTGGACGCGTGCGCCCTCCCTGGCTTGGCCACCGTTGGGACTTCCAGGTCGTCAAGCGTCGCCAGCTTGGGCGGCGCTCCGGCCAGGTCGGCGTTGCGTGCGTTAGCTCGACTTGCTTTTTTCATGTGCTCTTCATCTGTTTGCCAATGATGCCGTTGCGGTTGCTGATCGCTTTGGCCTTGGCCTTGGCGTCTGCCTTGGACGACGCGCCCCAGGCATTGAGGCTAAGCAGCAGCCTGGTCGGTTCCCCGTCCTTACGTTCAGGCCCGGGCATGTTGCCCATGCGCGCCAGGAAGCTGGCCCGGCGAGGGTTGTCACCTGACTTGACCGGGGCCTTCAGGTTCATTCCCTCAGCCTTGGCGCTGGCCCGGCCTTTGGCATTGAGGCCACCGGTCGGCGACTTGCCCTCTTTGCGCTGCCAGGCTGGCGTCTTCACTTCATGGCCTTGCCAATGATGCCTGCGGGCTTGGCAGTCTTTGCAGACTCCACAAAGTCGGCCTTGCTTGGCGCGCCTTTGGCACCGGGCTTGCGCATGCGCTCGTTTGATCCCGCTGCGATCCTGGCACGTTTGGCCTGGATGTTTGCGTACAAGCCCGAGCCAGACATCAGATTTTCCCGTTGATCAGGCCGTTGTTAAACCCCATTGGTGCCTTGGCCATACCGCCTTTGTACGCGGGCTGGGTTGTGTTGGTTCCCGGCATGGGAACAGACACTTTGCCAGGGATTTGGCCAGCGCCCTGGGTGGCGTTGCCGCCACCGCCGATAGCTGCGCCGGTTTTCATGGGGTTGCCTGCGGCACGCATGGTGTTACGGCTGGCTGGGTTGGCATAATTTTGCATGGTAATTTCTCCGGGGGTTAGGCCATCAGGCCGGGTTGGGGTTGACGATTCTTTGCTTCTTGATTCCACATCTGGCCATAGTCTTCTTCGCCTTCCATGGCTTGTTCCTGGGCACCTTCTCCGCCCTCTTCGGCCAACATCTTGTCGACGTACTGGCGGCAATCGTCCATGCCTTGGCACTCGTATGGTTCACCGCCTTCGCTTGACTCAACGGTGATACGGCCATCGTCGCCGATGGTGATGGTGATTTGTTTCATGGTTTTCCCAATGAAAAAGCCGCTTGATCGGCGGCTTGGTTGTTCGGTAAAAAGGCGAATCGAGCTGACGCACCTTCCCGCCCCAATTATGGGGGATTGCGGTTTCTCACGTCAAGTGGGCAAATCCCAAAAAAGTTGTTGCATAAAAACAACACCTTAAAAATTATTTTTGTTGTATTTTTACAACTTTTAAAATAATAGTTGACAGTGCCTGTCACTGTGCTACATTTCAGTTGTCGGTTGATTGTTCTTTGTTCTCTCTTCCCCACCCAGCCGACTAGGGGATACGTTCCAGGTGACCGATAGATGTCCTGGTGAGACAGAGTCCAAGAGGGCAAGAGTCTTGAGGTGGTGAGCTAAACCAGTACGTAAAGGTCCTATCAAACGGGCACGTAGGTAATCCCCCACCCACAAGAGACGGTAGGAAATAGCAAACAGGCGACGCTAATCGACGTAGACAACCTCAATAGGGCAGGAACCCGAGGCTCGAAGCAATGGCGAAACGGTGGTCTTCTGACCAGCAAACAACGGGAGCGAAGAGATTTCCACACGGTTCAGGACTAGCCGCCCTGTTACCGTCTCCTAAGCCTGGCGTGCCAGGTTTAGGCGGTGTATCCAGGCGACCGACAACAGCCTGGTTTTTTGGAGATAGACATGGACATCAAACAAGCAATTCAAATCATCAACGACAAGCGCGCCATTTACGGCATGAGCATGCTCGACATGGCAATCGTAATGAAAGAGATGCTGGACAACGATGAGTTGGACAACAAAGACGCCGCAGCCATTCGCGTGTTCTTACGTGAAGGTCGTATGTTGTTTGCACCCGTGTAGAAAGGAATTCACAGTGAGATTTGTTTACAGCGCGCCAAGCGCCGTTGTGTTCTATGATTTTGATTACGAAGAGTTTGTAGTCAAGTTTTACCGGGACGGTGTTTACCTACCGGAAGCCGATTACTTCACCGACGACCGAGTCGATGCTTGCAAAACGGCTTCTTCTTTTACCCCTCAACTTATTGGAGCTTGATATGTTTACCTTAAACGACATCGACAACATCGAATCAGACGAAGACGTCAGCGAGTTGGATTACTTTTTATCAATCCAGCGCGCTATCAACAGCGGCATGTGGGGCCTGCAAGGCAGCTACGGTCGGACCATGATGGACGCCATCACGTCTGGCCGGTGCATGCTGGGCACCAAGTCGGCCCGTGATTACTACGGCAACAACATCCCCAGCCGCAACGACGTGCAGCCTGGGACCAAAGGCAGCAAGGACTTCGTTATCGACGCCATGGGCATCGAGTGGGCCAACGAATTGGAGGAAGCGTAAACCAGGGGCTTCGGCCCCTAAGCCTGGCGTGCCAGGTTTAGGCGGTGTATCCAGGCGACCGATAACAGCTTGGTTTTTTATGGAGATTATTTATGGGAACACGTTCAAACACTGTCGTGATCGATGACGGCGTCAAGCTGCTCAACCTCTACCGCCAATTCGACGGCTACCCTTCCGGGCACGGCGCTGAGTTAGCGGCTTTCCTGGCCCCGATAACCTTGGTCAACGGCCTGCCGTTTGGTAGCGACGCGGTCATGGCAAACGGCATGGGGTGCCTGGCTGCTCAGTTAGTTGCGCATTTCAAATCCGGGCCGGGTGGTATTTACATCGACAGCCCCAACGGGGATTGCGACAACGACTACACCTACACGATCCGTGGCAACACGCAAGAACCCAGCAAGGGTTTGACCATTACCGTGGACGGCTACGGTAAGCAAGTTTTCTCTGGTCCTTTTGTTTCATTCATCAACTTTTGCAAGGAATAAATCATGTCCCATGAATTGACAACCCGTGCCGACGGCACCGTAGAGTTTGCTTACCTTGCCAGCGACGGCACACCGTGGCACGGTCTTGGTCAAGCCTTAGAAGATGGCACCAGCCTGGACCAGTGGAGAGTGGCTGCCGGTATGGATTGGAAAATCCGCCGCTCCGAGATTCGCTTCAACGTCAGCCGTGAAAGCGAAGCGTTAGTCAAGATGCCTGACCAGCACGTTCTGTTCCGCTCTGACACTCAAGCACCCTTGGGTGTCGTGTCCAAGCGCTACCAGGTAGTGCAGCCAGGCGAGGTAGTCGAGTTCTTTCGCGACATCGCCAAGGCCGGTGGCCTGGACCTGTCAGCGGCTGGCACGATCTACGACGGCAAGCGCTTCTGGGCTACGGCCAAGATCGGCGAAGCTGCTCCGGCATCCGTGGCAGACAAGATCGGCGGCTACATCCTGATCAGCTCCTCGGCTGACGGATCGCTGGCCACCGAGGTGCGTCGGACCACTGTTCGTACCGTTTGCAAGAACACCTTGCAGATGGCGCTGGCTGGCTCTGACGCTTCGGTCAAAGTGTCTCACCGTTCGGTGTTTGATCCTGCCTCTGTCAAAGAGTTTATGGGCCTAAACACCGCTGCCTGGGATGCCTTCCG